GAGTTATTTGTTTTTGGGTAACAAAAAAATGCCGTATTTATGCGGCTTGTGGCGTTTCGCAAACGCCTAAGTATTACGGAAGAATGTGAGGAAAGAAATGGAATCTGTACAAGAAAGAATGGAACGGCTGGGCACATATCAGAAGATGATTACTTTCATGGCGAAAGAAAAGCAGCCGTATGAATTTAAAAGGAAATATGCACAGATTCGTGCAGAAGAATTTGCTACAGAATGCAATCGCCGAGGATTAAACTATCATGTTTCAGTTGGAGGATTGGACAGCATCGTTTTATATCTGTTTCTGCATGAGATATGTGACATAGATGCACCGGGAGTCAGTGCCTCGTATCTGGAAGATAAAAGCATCCAGAGGGTACATAAAGCACTTGGAATTATTAATGTACCGCCGTTGAAAAGAGAGGATGGAACATATTGGAGTAAGTCTAAGGTGATTCAGGAGTTTGGTTTTCCGGTTATATCCAAAGAGATAGCTGCAAAGATTGAGTTGTTGCAGAATCCGTCTGAAAAGAATAAAACGGTGCGCCATGCCATTATCACTGGTGAGACCGGAGAATATGGCGGTTGGCAAAAGGACTCACGTATGAAGCTTAATCACCGATGGCTGAAATTGTTCGGTGGATATGAGAATGAAAATGAGGGATGTGATTTCCAAAAGCCGGACTTCTTAGTATCTTCCAAGTGTTGCTATTATCTCAAAGAAAAGAATTGTGATGATTGGGGAAAAGAGCACAACAGCGTGCCATATCTGGGATTAATGGCATCCGAAGGTGGAAGGCGTGCAAAGAGCTTACGCATGAACGGATGTAATTACTTTGGGGCATCTACCATACGATCAGCACCGTTTGCCATCTATGGCAGGCAGGATATATTGACCCTGGCTTTGGAAATGGACGAGCTCTGGAAGCATGGACTGAAAGAAAAATACCATGATCGGCTCTTCAAAGAAGGGAAAATAACGGAACGGTTTGTGATGCCGGAAAGTATTATACCGGAAATCTATGGTTCCATAGAGAAACAACCGGACGGAACACTATATACCACGAAAGCGCAGCGCACTGGATGCAGTATGTGTGGTTTTGGAATCCATATGGAGAAGCGACCACATCGGTTTGATCTTTTGTACAAAGAGAATCCAAAAGAGTGGGATTACTTAATGTTCCACCTGTGTAAGGATGCAGAGGGAAATGATTACGGATGGGCGAAGGTACTTGATTATATCGGAGTTGGTTGGGATCCGGATACAATCGGTGGAAACTGCAAAGGACAGATGAATCTGGATGATTTTATGGATTATTAAATAAAAACTGCAATGGACAATACCATTGCAGAAAGAATGATTATTCTTTTTTAGTCTTATGTTTGGTAGTAAAAGTTATTGTTATGTGAAAAAGTTTATTTCCACATTTTATTTTCTTCATATTTGATTTTTTTGAAAATCTTAAAAGAAAATATGTACACAATGGAATTGATATTACTACCAAACAAAGGGTCAAAAATACAATCATATTGTTTTTTTCGATCCTCCGGCCAGAGTAAGACATGGCCATTATATAACATTGTTTATGTTAATACAAGACATATTGGAAAGGAGCCGAACCTCCGGCCGGAGCAATGATATATCGGGTTCCTTTTGAAAATGAATTATAAAGAATTTTTAGAATCAAAAATAGAACTTGCAACAGAAAGCGGATTCATAGTGGATCCTGCAGATATTAATCCGGCATTAAAGCCACATCAGAGGGATGCGGTAAGGTGGGCATTAAAAGGTGGCAGGCGTGCACTGTTTGAGTCGTTTGGTCTGGGAAAGACAATACAGGAAATTGAATTCTGCTATCAGGCAGTTAAGCATTGCGGTGGCAGGGCATTGATTGTACTTCCACTTGGAGTAAAACAGGAATTCACACGGGATGCAGTAGAGATTCTTGGATATGATCAGCCGGAGTATTGCCGGACGATGGAAGAGGTGGAAAAGTGCCGGTCCCGGATTGTTTTGACGAATTACGAGAGAGTACGTGACGGAGACATCCGGCCAGAGTATTTCGCGGCAACCTCACTGGATGAAGCCAGTGTTTTACGGAGTTTTGGAAGTAAAACCTATCAGACGTTCCTTGATAAATTTAAAAATGTTCCATACAAGCTAGTTGCTACCGCAACTCCTTCCCCAAACCGGTATAAGGAGCTGATTCATTATGCTGGGTACCTAGAGGTGATGGATACCGGACAGGCCTTAACAAGATTCTTTCAAAGAGACAGTACCAAGGCAAATAACCTGACCTTATATCCCAATATGGAAGATGAGTTCTGGATGTGGGTAAGCAGCTGGGCGTTGTTTGTAACGAAACCATCTGATCTTAACCCAGAGTATTCTGACGAAGGCTATGATCTGCCGCCTCTGGATGTGAAGTGGGTGGAAATACCGGTACACTATGGAGATACTGCAGATCGTGACGGGCAGATACAGTTGTTTCAGGAAGCAGCAGAGGGGTTAAAAGAAGCGGCAGCCGTTAAGCGGGAAAGTATCGACCAGCGCGTGGCTGAAATGAAACGGATTGTTGAGGAATCACCGGAAGATCATTTCCTATTATGGCACGATCTGGAAAATGAACGGAATGCAATCAAGAAAGCATTGCCAGAAACAGTAGATATTTATGGATCTATGAATTATGACGAACGAGAGAAGCGAGTGATTGATTTTTCTAATGGAAAGTGCCGGTTGTTTGCAACCAAGAAGTCACTGTCAGGATCCGGCTGCAATTTTCAAAGATATTGCCATAAGGAAATCTTTTTAGGTATCGATTATGAATTTAATGATTTCATACAGGCAGTGCACCGGTGTTACCGATTTTTACAGAAAGAACCGGTTGTGATCTACATCATTTACATGGAGAATGAGCGGCAGATCAAGGAAGCACTGATTGAAAAGTGGAAAAATCATAATTACATGGTTGCGAAGATGATTGAGATTGTAAAGAAGTACGGATTGAACTCTGCCAATAAGGTGGAACGACTGGAAAGGAAAATGGGAGTGGAAGGAAGCAGAGAAGAACGGACAGTAAAGGGAACCTATTACACAGCGGTTTATGGGGACTGCGTAGAAGAAACACGGGAAATGGAGAGTAACAGCGTTGATCTGATCCATACCTCGATCCCGTTCGGAAATCATTATGAGTACAGTGCTAATTATAATGACTTCGGACATAACCAGAATACGGAACGTTTCTTTGAACAGATGGATTACCTGACACCGGAACTGCTCCGTATTTTAAAACCGGGAAGAGTGGCAGCTATTCATGTTAAAGACAGGGTGCTCTTCGGTAATGTGACCGGAACCGGCTTTCCTACGATGGAACCCTTTCATGCAGCCTGCATCAGCCATTATATGAAGCATGGTTTCCAATATTTTGGAATGATAACGGTGGTAACGGATGTGGTCCGTGAAAATAACCAGACTTATCGATTGGGATGGTCTGACTGCTGCAAGGATGGAACCAAGATGGGAGTGGGGTGTCCGGAATATATCCTGCTTTTCCGGAAACAGCAGACAGATCACTCAAAGGGATTTGCGGATGAGAGGGTAACCAAGTCAAAAGAAGAATATACCCGTGCACAATGGCAGATCGATGCTCATGGATACTGGCGAAGCTCTGGAGATCGGCTTGTCAGCAAAAAGGAACTGGAAAGTACCTCAGTTGATAATTTGCAGTCTGTATACCGGAAATATAGCCGTGAGAATGTATACAGTTATGAGGAACATGTAGCACTTGCAAAGAAACTGGATGAAGATGGAAAACTTCCGGCAACGTTTATGGTCGTTGCTCCGGGATCATGGAACCAGATGGAAGTGTGGGACGATATTAACCGGATGCGTACTCTGAATACCACGCAGAGCCGTAGAAGGGCACAGATGCACGTCTGTCCGTTGCAGTTGGACATCGTAGAGCGGATCATTAACCGTTATAGCAATCCGGGAGAAGTTGTTTTGGATCCTTTTGGTGGTCTTATGACAGTACCCATGACCGCTGTAAAGATGAACCGCATGGGATATGGCATTGAACTGAATCCGGATTACTTCCGGGATGGCGTGGGTTATCTGCAGGCTGCTGAAAACGAGATTGATGAGCCTACGTTGTTTGATTTCATGCCGGAGGTGATGCTATGATTCAGTGCGAGGGGCAGCTAAGTTTTATGGATTTGCTCACTGCAACAACGAATGATTTTAAACCGGGAGACTGGATTGAAAAAGAGAATGTCGGTGAGCAGCTTACTTTTGACCAGATCACGCAGATGGTAAATCAGTTGATCATTATGGATATGAGCACTGTGTCCCACGAGTGGTATAAGGTTGTGATGGTCGAGCGGATTGTTATGGTCGAAAATAACACGCAGCGCAGGCTTGTATATTATGACGGGGTGAAACAACGTGGAATGGTCAATGAGATGTATTTTGACGAGACAATGCAATTTCCATCAAGAGCTTACAGGTTAAAAGGATAGCAGACCGGACAACTCCGGTTTGCGTAAATTAAAGGTTAGGAGGATAGACGATGGGACGATTAATTGATGAGGATGATGTAATATCGTTATTGACGAATCATCATTTTGACGATGATAAAGAAAATTTTGATTTGCTGCTGCACAACCTTTGTAAGGAAGTAAAGTGTATTCCGACCGCCTATGATGTGGATGCGGTTGAAAAAAGGTTAAAATCTCAAAAAGAAGTCTGGAACGATAAAGAAATTTCCGATGCGAGACTTGTTGAAGAGAAACGAAAAGCATACGACATGGCAATTAAAATTGTGAAAGGTGGCGTTGTAGATGCGAAAACCAATTCCTAAATCTGTTAGAAAACAGGTGTACGCGAAATACAACGGTCATTGCGCTTACTGTGGTTGTATGATACCGGAGAAAGGTTTCAATGTAGACCATTTGCATTGCCTTAGAAATTATGAATACACCGAAGAATTTACCGGGATTGACGTACACGACATAAGCAATCTGATGCCTGCCTGCGGTTCATGCAATCGTTATAAAGCAACAATGGATTTAGAGACATTCAGAAAGCAGTTGCAGAAGATACCTGACAGACTGAAAAGAGATGTTTGTACATACAATATCGCAGTCAGATTCGGTATGGTGCAGGAAAACAGAGAACCGATAAAGTTCTATTTTGAGAAAGTGGGTGAAGCGGATGCCTAAATGGAATGCAAGTGTAGGATTACAACTTACGATTGACTATGAAGATATAGAGGCAGACACAGAAGCAGAAGCTATTCAAATTGCGAAAGACAGAGCATTGGAAGATATTGATTATAATAACTGTGAGTGCGATACTTCCAATCCAATCGTATATTGCTGTTACAAGGAGGATTCGGATGAGTAGAGTATTACCGATTTTATTCAATACAGAAATGGTTCGGGCAATTCTGGACGGGAGAAAGAAGTGTACGAGAAGAATTGTGAAGATTCCAAATTACATAAAGCAACAGGACGATGGTTTATATACCCTCTTTGCAGAAGGAACTTGTTATGAAAATCAGCATTTTGAGGAAATAGTTCAGTATTTGAAAAAACCGTATCAACCGGGAGATATCCTGTATGTTCGGGAAACATGGCAATGTTGGCGGGCACATCGATATGAGGCAACCGCAGATATAAGATTCAGAGCGGGTGGTGATGATGTAAGATTACAATTTGCCAATGGAAGCACAGATTCCATTGACAGATACGATTTTGATACGTTTGTACATAAGTGGTTCAGCCATAATGGAGAATGGAAACCGTCATTATTCATGCCGAAAGAAGCGGCGCGTATCTGGCTTAAGGTTACGGATGTCAGAGTGGAGCGGTTGCAGGAGATTGACGAGGATGGAGTGTGGGATGAAGGATTTAAATTTAAACCGCCATGCTTAACCAGAGTATCAGCAGATGGACATACTTGCGAGTTAGATGGTCCATGTATGAGCAGTATTAAATATTGCGACATGACTATGGGAGAGTTGTTTGGTAGGGAATTGTGGAACAGCACCATTAAGAAATCCGACCTTGACCGTTACGGATGGGATGCAAACCCGTGGGTGTGGGTCGTAGAATTTGAGCGGTGTGAAAAGCCAGAAAATCAAAATTAAAGTTTAGGAGGATAAGAGGATGGAAAACGCATATACACATATTGTTCTTAAAAGGGAAGATATTTTCAAATATCTTGAAGAGC